CCATCTCCTTCGCCGCCGCCGCCGATGCCCCCGCATACTCACTGACCGCTTGCGTCTTCTTCGCCCACTCGTCCATATTGACCATCAGCTCGTCGACCGCCCGCATCGATTCAGCCTGGAACAGGTTCGCGATCTTCGTCGAGTCAACACCCTCCAACTGCCGCAGCGTGCCGATGAGCCCCTTCGTCTGAAGCGCCGTCTGCCCCCATTCAATGCCCAGCGCCTTCGCCGCCTTCGTTGCTTTTGGAGTCTCGTTCCGGATGTCCCGCAGTACTGCCCATAGCGATTGCAACGCGATCGAGGTCGGCATGATGTTCGTGAGCAATGCCGTCGCACCGCCGAACTCGTCGACGCCGATCTTCGCCGCCTTCACCGCACCGGTCACGTTACCTATCGTCTGCGCGAGCTCGCGAAATGTCGTGCCGCCCTCCTGCACAATCGCGAACATCCAGTCATATGCCCCGCCGAGCGTCTTGAGCTGGCCCTTCAGCGCATTGAACACCCGCGAGCCTGCCACCACCGACTCCGCCAATTCCATCTGCCCGCCGACTGCCGCGATATTGGCATCCTTCAGCGCGGCGAGTGCTTGCTCTTGGTCCTTCGTGATCCGGGAGAACACCTCATAGCTCGCCGCCGCCCGGTCCGTGCTCGAGCGGGAGTAGTCCATCGCCCGCGTCTGCTCCCGAAGTCGTTCCCCGAACTTCCGCAGCTCACCCTCGCCCATCTTCACCATCGTATTGGCGTACTTGAGTCTGTCCTGAAACTTGCCCGCCGCACGCACCGCCAACCCAATCGGCGCCGCCACCCCCACCGTCATCGCCATACCGAACCGCCGCAGGCCCTGGCTCGTCCGATCAAGCCGGTCTGCCGTAGTCCTCAGCCGCGACTCGACGTCCTTCAGCCGGTCCGCGAACCGCTTGGCGCCCTTCTCGGAGTCGCGGTTGAACCTCTTCACGCCCTTCGTCAGCTTGCCCAAGTGCTGCTCAACCTGCCGAAACGACCGGTTCAGGCCCGACAACAGGTCAGCATCGATCTCAATAACCAGGCGTTCGGCCATAGGTCATGATCCATTCTCCGCGCCTGGTTTTGCCGGCTCCAACACACAGAACCGCCGGAGTCCGAACTTCTCGACCCGCGGGTCCCCGACGGGCACCGTCCGCAGGTCGAGGTCGAAGTAGTATGTCATCATTGTATCCGTGTTCGCCCGGATCCGTTGCGCCTGTTGCACCGGCAACGGATGCGCCGGCGGGTACTCGATCACCGTCCGGCGCGCGCCGTTCACCAGGTCGAACAGGTGCGCCCATGCCGCCTCCGTCATTCCCTCAAGAGCCAGCCCCAACATCGCCACTCCGTCTGGCGCCGGCACGAAGAACCCCGCCTCGAGGTCCTGGAAGCAGCACTCAATCGCTACCACGTGGTCATAGTCCCCATGGCACTCAGGCCCCACGAGCGTGATCTCCCGGAAGTCGTGTGCTAATGGCGTCCCGCTGATGCCCGTGTAGTCCGCCCCGATCTCCAGTACCTCGGCACACTCGCCCGACAGCAACTCCGCCGCGATCAGCTCACGCAACTGGAACGCCTCCGAATCCAGGTACTCCCACCGGCTCACGCAGCCACATCCTTGATCACCCGAACCACCGCCACCCCATGCCTCACCGGGAAGTCCATCACCTCAAAGTGCCCCGGCATCCGCCGGATACACGCCACCAGGTCACGCACCCCGTAGCATCTGTGTTTCGAGTCGTGCAGCGTCACCACCGACCCCACCCGCAGCCATCCCTGCGCCGCCCAGAAGTCGGAGGCGACGTACTCCCACCGATGGTCCGCGTCAATGTGCAGGTAGTCTATCGGCGTCCCGTGCTCGCCCCTGGGGAACAGCTCCCAGAACGCCTCCCACGTCCCCTCGACGATCTCGACTTCCGGGAAGCTCCGGCGGAACGGGCAGTCCACGTGCTCCTCGAGGTCGCCCAGGAAGTAGTCCGGTCGACCGCCCCCTGCTCCGGGCTTGTTCGCGTCGACGAGCACCGTCCGCCGCGGCGACACTCCCGCCGCCTGCTGCCCCAGGCTCATCCACTTCGGCACATACCCCGAACCCGAGCCGAGGCAGACACACGTCCGGGCCCGTAGCAGATACGGCAGCACGAAGTACAGCATCCCCGCTCCCTGGTAGCCGCTCTCCTCCGCCCCATGGCTCGCAGCAAACCGCTCGCCCTCGAGGACCTTCTCCACTATTTCAATGTTCAGCAGTTTCATTGAATTGCGCCACCCGCAATGATCTGAAAGAAAGAAGCCCCCGGGAGTCGGCCGGCGGCGCGGTACCAGCTCAGTACTCCCAGGGGCCAAACGCATTGGTGCACATCGGCACCACCGCGCCGACAAACTGCTACAGCTTCATCACGCGGCCATACACGAACTCGCTGACCGCTGCGGCGTGCTCCTCGCGCAGCCCTCGATTACGGCAGAACTGGCGCACATCGTCAGCGAAAACCCGCGCGACACTCTCCTTGATTCCGTACCGTCGCTGTCGCCACCAGTTTGATAGCCAACTCATCGAATCACCTCACCAACCTTAGCCTGCGGCCCCTGCCGATACTCCGTGTCACCGCCCCGGCGCCGGCGATTCTTCTGCTCCGCCTTCGCTTGCTGCTCCTGCCACCAGCGCCACGCGCGGAAGTCGCCTTCCACTTCCGGCAACGTCAGCGCAGGAACTTCTGCCCCGGATCGTCCGCTCTGGGTTCGGAGGAACCAGAAGACGCAACCCCAATCGTGGGCGGCGCCACCTGCTCCTCCACCTGGTGGGACGGGTCGCTTGCCGCGGGCGCGGCGTCGGGAGGGTTTCCCGACTCGTCCTCCTCCACGGTTAGCCCAGAGCGTTGGAAGAGATCCGTGAGCAAGGTCATCGCCGTACCATCCACCAACGCGGCAGCCGGGATGTGTTGCATCAACTCATCGGAGTGCATGTTCACCCCTTGCAGCGTCGAGCCGACCGACAACGAGAGCAGGAACCCCACATCCTCCATCCCGCTGAACTCGATCTTCTCCAGCCCTCCGAACCGTTTCTCAATCAGCGAAAGCGCCCGCATATCCAGCGGCCAGAACTTCAGCCCCCAAGCCTCCACCGCCTGAGGAATCGCCTCCTCCAGACTCGTCTGCTTCTCCTGCGCCATGTGCCTACCTCCAGTCTTCACACTCACACCCCCACACTCCCAAACTCACTCACCTCTTGTTCCGCACGATCATCTGCCCCGTGGTCTCCGCCACACCCCGCACCACACTTGTCAGCCGCGCCGGCTCCGAGCCCGCATAGATCGTCTGCTCGATGTTCCCGCTGGCCACCCGGCAGCGCACCGTCGTGACTGCCAGGTCCTCAATCGTTTCGTCCGTACCCAGCACGCGCAACATGCGCCCGGGCTCCACGTACCACGGATCTTCCTGCCGGGTCGTGAGCTGGCACTCCACCGTCTGCTGGGGTGTGGAGTAGCTCGTCAGGTAGCCGATGGCCAGCCTCTCCGCCTCGACACTATCGCGCCCCTCCGGGAACGCGATCACCTTGACCCGCGGACCAAACCGCGTGATCGAGCTCGCCTCCTCCGAATCCTCACTGAACCCCGTCTCCGGAACCGGCACGCCCTCGATGAGGTAGCAATGCCCCGCCAACGGCGAAGGCATCGAGCCCGGCGCCAACGTCGCGTCGAAGAAGCCGTTCCCCCACGCCTTGATCGTGGTCGCAACGCTGCTCTGGTTGAAGCCGAAGAAGTTCACCGTCTGCCCCGTGCCCAAGCCGAGAGCGGTCCAGTCAATGTTCTCCGTGTACACCCGCGTGCCGCCCGACCCGTCCGTAACCTCCGTAGCCGTGCACACCCCCCACGCCTCCGCCTGAAGGAGCGAGCACCCGGGCACCAACGGAATCCCATCCGCCCCGCCCATCTCCAGCGCCTGCGCCACCTCCACCAGGTCCGACCCGTATCCTGGCGGCAGCCACCGGAACCCGTCGAACTGCAGCTCCGACGCCCCCGCCTGGAAGAACTGGATGCCAACGAAGTACTGCCCGCCCGTCCCCGCCCCCCACGTCTCCGTGAATAGGCGCCAACGCCCGTCATTCGTGATCGTGTGCGCAGCCGGGCTAACCCCTATCGCTCCCCAGGTAGGGTCTGCCGTGAAGAACTTGAAGTCCTTCGACCCCGCCCCCGTGTTGCGGGCCCACACCTGGAACGTATAGCCCGACACCCCGTCGAACTGCGTCGGGTCGGCAGTGTGAAGATACGCATTCGCCGCGAAGCCCGCCGTGGTCGTCACATGGGCACACCTCAGCCCGTGGAGCCCGATCGCCTCGCCCGACGACACCGACAGCGAGATGTTCGCCCCGTTGAGCGACCACTGCTTGTAATCGTCGCCCTCGACGTCCTCAAACGACTGATCCACCACCCGCGACGTCGGCCGGTCTCCCGACTGCAGCACTACCAGGACGATGTTGAATAAGTTTCGCGCGTCCTTCGTCCAGTCCAAGCGCTCCACATCGCGGACCTGAACCGGGTAGAACGTCGCCGTGTCCCGCTGCGCCAACTCGAACGTCTCCGTGCCCGAGTTGTCATACACCCGCCAGTACGTCACCCCATCCGTCGCCCGCACGATACGCTCAATCACCTGTTGGAGCGTCTGCGATCGAGCATCGAACTCCTCATACGTATGCCCCACGTTGGACGAGCTCACCGTGATGTCCGCCAGCCTGCGGTTCACCCGCGAAGCCGACTTCACCGCCCACTCGAATAGCAGCTTGAACTCCTCCGCCCCACCCGACACCGATCGGTCCGCGTCGATTGGCGTAGTGCCCAACAGCTCCCCCAGCCCGATCGCCTGGAACGAAGTCAGCTCCTCCTGAATCAGATCCCGAACCGTCTTCGCAATCACCCCTCGCCACCAGATCGTCCCGTCCGAGTCATCAACGACGTCGACCTCATCCCCGTCCTCAATCGCCGGCATCGGTGCGAGCTGAGCATCCGGATCCAGCGTGAACGATGCAAGCCCAACCCAGTTGCCCGCGTCCTTCAGCTCGAACTCGGCAGTCGCCAAGCGGTGGGTAACATCGCAGATGCGATCCCGGCCGGAGCTCCATGGCTCGTGGATGAGGAAGCGTAGCATTAGGCTGCCTCCTCAAGGTCGAGTGTCGGGTGTCGAGTGTCGAGTGGCGAATGTCCGTTGTCATCTGCGAGTGCGTGGAACGGCAGCGTCTGCTGCTCAAGCCGCTTCGCGGCGACCTCGCAGTAGCGTTCTTCGATCTCCATGCCCACGCACGCCATTGCCTTCCTGGCACACGCAACCATAGTTGTCCCGGTACCGCTACACGGATCCAGGACCGTCTCTGGCTTGACCACCAATAGTTGATCAATTAGCGCAAGCGGCTTCTGCGTCGGGTGAACCGCCTTATGGTTTCCGTCGACCACGCGCTCTGTAGCCGCCACACCACTCGTGGCTTGATTCGCGATCAGGTAGGTCTTGAGTTCCCGCCACGACATTCCGGTCCCGCGCTTAAACGCCCACAGAAACTCCGTCGACCAAAAGGGGACGTTGCGCAAGGGAGGCAACGTGTTCGGCTTGCACCACGTGAGAAGAGCCATCGGATCGGCGCCAACGAGAATCGGCACATCGCAGATGAAGTGATGCGAGCAGAACACGATCATTCCACTTGAGGCGCACCGCCACGCCTCCGATAGCCACTCCAAGCCGCCCTCCCACACATCTCCGAGCGTTGAATAGTGTGGGGTCTTCCTGGTGGCGTCACGACGCACACCCGCCACGTTGCCCTTCATTCGCTTGTATGGCGGGTCCACCAACACAAGGTCAATGCTCGCACTGGGCAGTTTCGGCAGCAGCTCCTGGCAGTCCCCGTGATAGAGCACCTGCCGCCCGTCCGCCGAACGGAAGTACGGCTCAACCCCAGGAATGCCAATCGCGCCTTCACTCGTCACTCGCCACTCGTCTCCCGTCACTCAGTCAACCTCAAACGGCCACCTCGGCCACCACCCCAGATGAACCTGCGACGGCCGAGTCCCCGCAATCGTCTCCACATACATCTCGCTGCGCGTAGTCGAAAACGCCAACGGAACCGAATCCTGCGAAAGCCAATCGTTGTGGTCCACGTGCGTCGGCGCATCATCATCAAACACGCAGTAGCCTTCCGAGCTCACCGACACGAAGGCCGACTGTGCCGTTGCCGCATCCGTCGTGAAGTGGCACTTCCGGTCGGTCCCCGTGATCCCCACGGCGATCTCCGTGGGGTTCGCGAAGCCCGTGGCGAAGTAGACCGTGCAGTTCATCAGCGTCCGGGCGCCGAGCGTCGGGTCGAGGACCTCGCGGTGATCGTCGGAGGAGACCGTGAACTGCTTCCGTATCGGGATGTACTCCTGCCAGTGCAGGTCCCGCACCGCCGCCCGGAGAACGATCCGGTCCGCGCGCCCGGGCACCGTCGCCTCCACGCCCATCGGGATGACTCGCGCGAACCGCTCCGGCGGGTCATTGTCCGGGTCGAGGTAGAGCCGCACGGGCTCCTTCAGCGTCCACCAGTCGAGGAGGGCGTTCCGCTTGTTCAGGCTCGTCGCGTCGTTCGCGAACACCAGCGGGATAGACACCACCCGCTGGATCTGATGCGACTCGACCATCCGGTGAGACCGGTTCGCCTCCGATCCCGCCACCTGCGCCGTGAGCTCCTCCGCGACGTCGCCTTCCAGCTCATCGTCGAGATCGAGGAACATCTCCACGTCGATAGAGTCTCCGCGGAACTCCCCGACGCCTTCCGCCTGGATCTCCGCCCGCAGGTAGCGGTGATCGGAGCTGATCGTCCGCTCATTCTGGACGAAGATCCAAGCCCCTGTGCCGATACCCGCGATGTCATTCTCCGCCGCAAGGTTCCACGCCCCCGCGTCGTTCACCTCACGCAACCGCGCGCGGGCCGTGGTGGGCCCCGGCGACGACTCCACCACGAAGAACCCGCCCATCCGAACCCCCGCATCAACCGGCGCCGGCGGGAGGCACTGATAGATCAGCGAGTTCTCGCCGGCGCCGTTCTCGATCGAGAAACACCGAGTCCCGCCCATGATCCAGTGGTGGTCATACTCCGTCGTGCCCGTGGTAGACGTGTGCTCATACCACGTGCCCTGAAGCTCAACCCCCGAAGGCGCCGGCGGCGCCGCAGCCGGATAAGCCTCGGCGTCGCCGTTGCCGTAAGAACCATGAATCAGAATACGGGAGATTCGAGGCATGTCATCACATGGGCCAGAGCCCTTGACCTTCCACTTGCACTTTCACTTTCACTTGCACTGGGAACCCTGTGGGTTCCAGCACTTTCACTCAGCTACACCCACGTGGGCTGCGAGCCGAGGTTGCTACCAAGCCCAGTCACGTCCGACTGATCCGTCTCGATCGTGATAATGGGCTTCGTGCTGGAGTCGTAACGGACACTGAACGGAATCGTCTGCTCGATGGCTTCGGGCCCGGCAATCGGCTCGTTCATGCCGTCCTCCCAGGTCACAAGCGGGAAGTCGAACAGAAGTTGGCGGTTGCCCGTTCCCGTGGCGTCCGACTGGAACCGCAGGTGGATGTCCCGCTCCCGGACCGCATCCGAAGGCGCCTCCGGGTAGCTCGCCGCGGACGAGTCAATCCCCATGAACTCGAGTCGTTCCGACTCCGAGGCGAAGTACAGCGTGATGTCTCCTTCGATGGTCAGCGACGAGTCATACCGGCCGTGCTCGTGGCGCGAGTCCCGCAGGACCGTCTTCGACTGCGAAGCCGAGACGATTCGCCACGACGCGTCGAAGGCGTCGTTCCACTGCGTGGATCCACCGTCGAGGCTGAGGTACGCCCGGGTGAACACCATTGCGCCGTCCGCATCGTAGGCCGCGGCACCCATCTGCGAGCTGTTGTAGATCGCCTCGCCGTGCCCGGCAAGCGCCGCCTCGCAGATCAGCACATGGTCATCACCCTCGCCGGCCGTGATCGAGTAGGCCAACTCGTTGACGTACATGCCGGCGTAGGCGTAGTACATGCCCGCCCGCTTCACGTGCCAGCTCATCGGGATGGGCTCGCCGGCGTCGAGGTCGAACGTGTGCGTGTAGGGATCGTTGCCTCCAGCCACGCTCACCGAGTTGCAGAAGCCATACAGCAGCCGCGCGTGAGACTGCGGCGTCACTTCCATCACCACGCCACCGTCCGCCCAGCTCTTCCCGGGCAGCGCAATCCGACGCCGCATCCGGCCGCGCCGTGCCTGGCTCTTGACCGCGACATTGTGGCCGGTCAACGATTCCGTCCGGAAGTCGACCAAGTGCTGAGGCGTCACCAACGTGCTTCGGGTGTTCTCCAACCCGAACCCAAGGATAGACGCTTCGCCTGTGTAATCGTGCTGCATCTTTGATCACTCTCCTCGTGACAGGTTCGCGCCTACTCCGAGCTCGTCTCCCGCATGTACTCCGCCCCGTCGTGATAGTGCTTCGCAACGCAGCCCCAGTGCACCCGAACCACGTAGCCGTGCTGTCGCAGGTCCCAGCACAGCCCGATGTCCTGCCCGCCCCACCGCGAGTTGTGTGGATCCAGGAACCCGCGGAACGTGCAGAACCGTAGCGCCTCCCGGCGAATCAGCGCACACCCCGTGCCCGTGCCGTCTACCTCGCGAATCTCCTCGCCGTCGAAGCCCTCGCCTTCCGTGCCCATCGGCCATGGTGGATCAACCGGCGTCGCCCGATACGGCGCCCGACTCTCAACTGCCCACACCAGATACCCGCGCTGCTCATAGCGGCTCAAGTACGGCGCCCCCACCATCGCCACCCCGGGCGTGATGCCATCGAGTAGCATCCGCACCCACCCCGGCGGCGGCTCGAGGTCGTCTTCCAGGGTCACAAGCCAATCTGCCCCGCATATCTGCCGAGCCCGCTCAAAGTGTCCCGCCACCCGGTTCGCGACGGCGACAATTCGCCGTTGCCGATCATGCTGATCACCTCCAGCAAGCTCCTCTGCAGTATCCCCGTTCGGCGGAGGCTCCGTGATGCGGCAATAGGTCTGCGCCGACACGCGAAGCTCAGTGATCGCTCTCCGAAGCTGTGCCCCAAATCGCTTGTCAGGATCCACCGCGTCCCCTTCTGCAACCCACGAATCATCAATTGCAATCAGTTGCAATCGCTCCGCCGGCCACCCACATTCCGCAATCACCCGTTGCCACCGCCGAATGCTCCCCGCCCGCCCCGCAAACGGCGTGAAGATCGCCACCCGATGCGTGTCCGCAATCGCCTCCACCCGCCGCGCGGTCATATCGGTGGTCACGGTCATCGAACGATCATGCCGCCGATAGTTGAACCATGCCTCCGACAGCGCGAACTGCCATCCCGCGTTCGCGTAGCGCTTCCACTTTGACCAATCCTGCACCGCCTCCGGGTTCTCCGGATACCCGCCGACCAATTCATGTGCCGCCCGAAGCTGGAGGCACGGGTGCGGGAAGAGATTCTCCTTGGCAATCTCCTGCCGGATCCAGTCTGCCGAAAAGTCGCCCAACCGATGGCCGGCCTTGATGGGGAGTGGAAAGACCATCTCGCCCGAGGCCTCGCCAATGCGCTTGGCCAACTGCGGCGACACCACAGCACACTCCGGCCGCCAAGCCTCGAACAGCTTCTCCGCATAGTCCGGCGGGAACGTGTCGTCATCGTCGAGGACGATGAAGAACGGTGCCTCCGTCTTCGTTGCCGCGGCGTTGACCTTCTCCCCTTGGCAGCGCCAGTCCGGGTTCGACACGACCTCCGCCCCACGCTCCTTCGCGATCTCCCGCAGCTCGTCGCGCTCCTTGCCCTGCGCACACGTCGCCACGATCGTCGCCTTCGGCGCCACCGTCTGCTTCTGGATGGAAGTCAAGCACTCCGCCAGGAACTCCAGCGAGTCCCCCGCCCGGTGACACACGATCGCGTCCCACTCGCGCGGCGGCGGCGCATACCCGGCCCGAGGCTTCCGCCCCGTCGCCGTCTGCTGTTGCTGCACCGGCGCCGGCGTCGACTCACCCAACGCCGACACACGAACAAGTGGTCTCTCGTGAATGGGAACGTCCTTCATCTCTCGCACCATCGCGCCTTTCATCCGAACAACCTCCGCGCCTTACGCAACGAGAACTTCGCCGTCTGAATGTGCGCCGGATCCCAGCCCAGCGCAACAGAACTGTTCCAAGCCCCATGCTTCCACAGCCGCCGAACGCGCCGCCGCTGCCACAACCGCAGCCCCCAGAACCCACCCCACTGCATCCCATGGGCCGTCGCCGACGAGCCGAGCATCAACCAGAACTTCCGCGGCGCCCCCCAGCCCATGTCCGCCTCCACAATGTCCGCCGCCAACGCCGCCGGCCGTCCATTCATCCGCGCGCAGTGGAAGCTCCACGACACCTTCGACCGCCCCTGTGCCTTCAGTCGCCGTTGCTCCGCTGGCGTCCGGAACGTGCTCGAGGCCAGCACCGGCCGCAACCCATGCCCCTGCAGATCGGTCAGCACAGCGTGCACCTTCGGCTTGATCGTCGGGTGCAGCCACTGAAGCCGCTCATGATTCAGTTGCAGCCGTTTGGGCTCATTCATCATCTCACCCGGCTCGCAGAGCTTCACCACCGGCCAATGGGCAGAGCTGATCGCCAACCAGCACGCCAACGGCATCTCGATCCCACATAACACAGAGCGTCCCCCGTAGAGCCAGCGGCTTCCGGTCGCTCACGATGTGGGCCACCTTGCCCCCCTCATCCAGCACCGCCACAGGATCCCCGTCGTGGAGCTGCACGCAGTCGGCGTCGTTCACCTTCAGCGCAGTGATGCGCCGCCTCATGTCGATGATGAGCTTCCCGGTCAGAGCCTTGCCCTGGCCCTGGTCTGCCACTTTCACTTGCTCTTTCACTTTCACTGCAGCAACGCTCCTTGTACGTTCAGGTAGTTCTCCTCCGGCGTAGGCTCATCACCGAGGTGGATCCACTCACCGATGTCCACCCCGCGGACCGTCGCCTCGCCCATCGCATCCTGCACCGTGGGGAGGATGCGGTGCTCGCCCGTCGCCTGGCAGTTCGGCCCGCCACCTCGAGCGATCCGGTCGAGCAGATCCGGCGACAGCCGATAGATCCCGGCGTCCGCCCAGTCCGAATGTCCGCCCCAGCATTTCCAGACATGCTGGCCGCCTGGATATTGCGTCGGCTCGTAGTCCGTCTCGATCCACACGTGCCCGTGGTCTGCGTGGTAGGGTCCATGCTGCGTGATGCCGAGAACGGCATCCCCGTCCGCCACGATCATCCGCCGGAACGTATCTGCATTGAAGAACGTGTCGCCAAGCCACACGAGCGTGTCATCGTCGAACCGAAGCTGTTGGTGGATCACCCCAAGCCGCTTGCCCGTACCTTCCGGCGCCGGCGTCGACACGTGCGTGAGGTGCAGGCCCTTCCACCGTGAGCCAAACCACTCCCGAATCTGCCAGCCGAGATGCTCGGAGCCAATGACCACCTCGAGCTCCGTCCCGATGGCATCCGTCAACGTCGCCAGCTCATCCATCGCGAACTGCAGGAACGGCGTACAGCCGACCGGCAACATCGGCTTTGCGATGTAGTGGGTCAGCGGCCGCATCCGCTTTCCGTATCCGCCTGCCAGGCAAACCGCTCTCATGTCATCCTCCGCGCCGGAACGTCAAGGTCTGTAACCGCTAAGGCGCTAAGAGCGCGAAGGGTCGCAAAGAAGGGCAATCCCTGTCTTTCCCGGTTGTGCCTTCCTTTGCGCATCTTTGCGTCCTTCGCGTCTTTACGGTGTGTCTTCAGGTGTGGTCTTAGGTCGTGGGTCTTAGCTCGTATCGCCCCGTTGCTTCGCCACGTTGAGCTGTACCTCGATCCGATTCCCCCGGAAGAGCCGATTCGTCCGCGGCTCCTTGAACGTGGGCGAGTCGTCGCCCCGTACCACCTGGGCCAGCATCACGTTGTCGCTCAGGTCCGGCGAGTCCTCGAACACCGCCACCACTGCATCCGAGAACCGGTGCAGCCGAATGCTCAACTCCTCCCGGGTCGCCCCGGTCACGAAGCAGGTGACCTCGAGGTCAAACTGCTTCCCCTGGTTCCGCGGCCCCTGGGAGCCCAACACCCGCGATCGCTGCTGCCAACGCATCCGGTCGACCGACAAGAACGGACACCGCGACGTCGGCAACAGCTCCGGCTCGCCATACATGTAGCCCTTCGCGTCGACTGTCGGCTGATTCGTCTCCCCCGCCGCGGTGAGCTTTGTGGGGAGGTTTGCCTTCAGCAACGTGAGAGCCGCATCAATCAGGTTTTCCGTCAGCGATGCCATGGGCTACCACACGTCATCTCGCGCGAACATCCGCTCATCAATCACATCCGCCGAAGCGTCCATGTCCTCATACGGCGACTCCGGCGAAGCATGTGGCGCCTCGCTCGGGTCCTCGATGTAAGAGGCGTCTGGCAGGATCTTCTCGCCGTCAATCAAGCTCTGGAGCAGTTCGCGCGCGGGTCCCTCGATGATGTCCGCGTACGTCTGCTGCCCCACCTCCGTCTGCCCGCCGAACACCACCCGCCACACCCGCGCCGCCACGATCGGTGCCACGATCGAGTCCCGCATGATCTCGACCGACTTGATGCCCGTGACCGGCGTCGTCACGTTCCGGCAGATCTTCGCTTCGACCTCTGACTCGAATGAGTCCAGCCACCGTTGCGCCGTCGCCTCCGTCGGGTAGCTCGTTGCGCTCGGAGTCCACTGCTCCGCCGCGATCAGAGCCTGCACATCTGCGATGTCCGCGTAAACACTCATAGGCCCTTGACCTTCACGTATTCACGCCTCACGTGCCAGTCAGTACCGGATCACCTCAAACGCCGGGTCCGTCTCAATCCGCTCCACGCCTTCCGCGCCGATCTCCGCCAACCGCTTTGCGGTCAACACCGTCCACGCCGCCTTACAAAACACAACACCCGAGCGCCGGAAAGGGTCACTCGGGTGCTTGAGTTGTACTCGAACGAAAAGCATCGTCGCGCCTTTGCTCTTCGGCAGAATGTGGGCCGGCGGGGAGGAAGGAGGACACCAACTCCCCGCCGGCCGTCTCACGGGTTATCAGTGAGTGTATGAGCCGGAATTGCTGACCTTGATCCCGAGCTGCCACGGACCATATCCGGCGTTGTGCCGGGATTTGGCCCGCCAGGAGTACACGTCTTCCTCGAACACAACATCGGAGTCGGTGCTGATCCGAGCACTGATCTTCGGCACCGGATAGTTCTTGTGCTTCGCCACGATGAAGGGCTTGATCGGCTTCGTGGTGCAGAAGGCGTACCAGTCGTTCACGTCCGTCAGGTCCGGATTGCAGATCACGTTCCGGATCTTCGGCACCCACACGTTCGTGGTACTGGAGAGCATCATCGCGCCGGCGAACTCGATTGCCAGCGACGCGAGCCCAGAGGGAACCACTATTGTGTCCGGGGAGATTCCCCGCATTGCCTTGCCGCGGTCGTTTTTCCACGTCTGCATCCGATCCCACGCGCTCATCCAGTCGTTCTTGAACGTGGAGAGCGTGTAGCCCGTGTCGACCGTGCCAGTGATGATGTTGTTGAGGGTTCCGCTGTCGCCCTCGGAATGGTCCGTGTCGAAGAAGTACTGCCCGTCATAGCAGGTCGTGGACCCGCCATCACGCATCAACTCGCACACCAGATCTCCGGGTGCGTTCCGCGCGTTCTGGCCAAACGTCTGGATGCTCGCCGGATACAGCCCGAGGTTGTCATCCTCGAATGCCGACACCGGGATGTCCAGCGCCTTGCCCCACCGACGATCCTTGATCGTGTATGGGGTCGCCGACACCCTCTGGTGTTGCAGTTCCGACAGCCACTCCTCCATGTACGGTGGAGCGCCGGGGACCTGCAGCTCCGATTCGGAGCCCGTGTAGGTCACGAACGTGACCAGGTTGTCCAACTCGGGCGTTTCGTCCCAATACGACTTGAGGAACATCGCCTTGAACGTCTTCGAGTAGGACGCCACGCGGGTCTGGATCAATTCTCGTGCCATCTGACTTCCCTTCCTTTCGCGCGCCTGGAACCCAGTGGGTTCCCACTCGAATCAGGGCTCGATCGTGTACCGATCGGCAATGTCGACTTCGACCTCCGTTGCGGAGATGAACTTGACGATTCGTCCGCAGCAGACGTCATTCGTGGTCGTGGCCTTCAGGCCAACCGTCTGGTTGTCGACGAGGTAGACGGCGTCGCCCACATTCGCCTGAGCCATCCCCGTGCAAGCGAACGTGAAGATACCCGTCCGCCAGAACTCGATGTCAAGGTCGCCCGCAGCGCCAGACGTGTTGTCCTTCTGCTCGCGAGAGATCCCCATGAAGACGCAGCTTGCGGTGTCGGCACCGTTGGTGATGTAGCCGGAGGCATCTTCCATCACCAACACCATCGCCGGGATCTTCGTCGCCGCCTTCACCGGCCCGTCGCCACTGTCGCCGACCTTGCGCTTGGTGTCTCGATCAGTCGTGGTTGCAGCCATGTGCTTTTTCCTTTCTCTCGCCGTCCGCCTTGCACACGCCGCGCCTGGTGGCTTTCATCGCCCCGCTCAAAGCCGACCTCGGTGTGATCCGTCAGGCTACAGGTTCAGTGACTCTCACTCTTCGTCGTCATCGTCGCCGTCCGAAACGAAGTCCGGAACTTCGCCGCCGTACTTCTCGAGGTCTTCCTCGGTGATGCCGAGCTCGCGAGCCCGCTTCCGGTCCGCGTCGGAGAACTTGTCGCCGCCCCTCTTCGGGTCGGGGGTAAAGCCACGCTCCTCGGTGTCCACGATCTCGACCTGCGCGATCGCGTCCGCCAGTTCGCCACGAAGCTCGACGTCCTCGACCCGCATGAGCAGATCGGCGAAGCGCTTCAGGTGAGCCTCTGGGAACGGCTTCTCGCCGAGCTGCGTCTCGATCTCGGCCCGCTGCTCGCGGAGGCGGACCTCGCCAAGCTCGGTGGCAGCCTGATCGCGTTCGGCGGTCAGGGCCGTGAGCTGATCGTTCAGCTCGGTGATCTGGCCGTCCTTCGCCTCGGCCGCTTCGCGCAGCCCATCAATCTGCCCAGTTAGTTCCCCGCGTAGCTTCTGCAGTTCGTCCATGTCAATTGCCTCCTGCGTCGCTCCCTCACTTGGATCGCCGGCGGGTTCCCGGCAGGTGATGAAGAGCCCCTCGCTTGCCTGCACGGGCTGAGGCAGCTCCTCGAGCTCGTCCGTCTTGATGAAGGGCCGAACCGTCAGCCCGGCGCCCAGAAACACATTCCGGTGCAGCTTGCCCTTGTTGTTGCGGTACTTCTCCGCGAACTCCGAGCTCACAAACCGGAATCGCTTGTTCTCGATCGCGGTCTTTCCCCGGTCCGTCCACTCCACCCGGGCGAACAGCCCGGCGTCCCGCGCCTGCAGTTCCTCAATCCATCCATGGGCGCCTTCGGCATCGTACCGGTGCTCGGCGTCCACCGGCAGCGGCTTGCCGGCCACGCCGCCGTCGAAGTTCGCCACGAAGTCCGTCAGCATCCGCTCGTCGACCAGGATGTCCTTCATCCCGTCCCACGTCGGGTACATCCACTCACCGAGGGGCAGCACTTGGATCCAGTTCTCCTCGGACAGAACCTCGGAGAAGGTAACCATCGTCCGATCACTCACGCCGCCACCTCCTCCATAAGATGGTCACCAATCCAGCCCACCCAACGGCTCTTCGTGGAGCCAAGCATAGAGGGGATCGGGTCGCGCGCGGGCATCTTCTCCGTGCCCGTGTCCAGCAGTCCCGGAATGTCCCACTCGCCGCGCTGCCAGCTTGCGCCCAATGCGAGCCGCTGCGGGCTCATCTCGACGATGGAAGCCGCCCCTGGTCCCGTCAGCGCCTCGCGGGTCATCCCGGTGAGGACGCCAATCTGCGCGCCAGGGAAGTGCTTCGCCTTCCAGGCCGCGTATTGCTCAGAGAGCTCCGGCCACTTCGTCCCGCCGTGAGCCGCCCCCTGCGCCGCATAGACCTCCGCCTCGATGCCGTAGAAGTCCATCGTGATCCGAGCCCACACCGGCGTCAGATCGCGCGGCTTGTCCACCAGCACATCCCGGAAGGTCTCCTGGAGCTGCACCGGACCACTGAGTTTGACGGCCATGCCATACATGCGAAACGCCCAGACCTTCTGGAACTCACCTCTGCGAGTTGAGTTCCGGAACTGCCTGGGCGTTGATGCCGTCGTGGGCGGTCGGATGTTAGTTGTCAGCGGCCCCGGATTCCTCGTAGGTCTTCTGTTGAGGATTATACCACAGAATCTCGATGCTGAAGCCGTCTACTGTCTGCTTCCGCTTGTTGAGGTCGGCCTTCGACACCGCGGCGAGGATCTCCTCTGCCAGCCCCTCCGGCGTACCTTCTATAAAGGCCAGCTTCCCGTGTCGCGTCAACTTCACCCGCTGACGCACCGGCGGCTCCGCGCGGTCGACGAACAGAACCGCCACCGTATCCTTCTCGATTCCTTGCGCGCCAATCACACTCATCGCAGGTTCAACCCCAGTAGAGACTTCAGCACGGCCACCGTTCGCTTCCGAGGCTTGATGCGCGATCTGGCCGCACTGTCGTTCTCGACCTGCCACCGAAGGAAGAGCCGGACATTCTCCGCCTCATCCTCTCCGAGGTCGGTCATCGCGTAGTCCGTCACGTGGCCGCGCTCCTGGTTGTCCTCGCTGATTGCCATGAACAACGCTGTCCGCGCCTGCATGGTTGCGGTTGGCGCCACACCGAACAGCGTCAGCAGTTCGCCCGTCAATGCCGGCGGCGACACACTGTCTGGCGAGTTCGCCTCCGCCGCCCAAGCGTGGCCGCTCTCGTGAGCGATCGTGTCCAACAGATGCATCTCGGCATTCGGCAGATTGTGCAGCCTGGCATCATTCAGGACAACCTGCCCCGTGTCCGCCCGGTAGTACCCAAGTGCCCTCAGAGTCGCCGCCTGGTCTGCCGGCGGAACCTGCGCCACATGGGCCGCGTACTCATCGCCAGCGAATGCCATCTCCGTGAGCCCCGGCGCTTGCCGCACCTCCCGCGGCAACTCCCGCAAGAACCTCCGCACCTTATCCACCGACCACGGCTCCGTCCCCGACTCCACCTCTTCCTTCGTCGGCAGCAGATTCTCGACCCCAGTGACCGGCGCATCCATCCCCCGCTGCCGCCACGTGATCTTCGACACCACCTCGCCCGACTCATCCTTCACCCGCCGGAAGATGAAGTCCCGCCCGTTCGCGCGCGCGCGTACACGTAGAGGAGAGTACTTCTCCGGGTCCCGCACGAAGTGCCCATCGCGGTCAATGATCGCCTGTTCCGGCCGGACGAAGTTCGGCCTGCGCCCGTCGGCCTTCCCGATGAACGTCCAGTAATGCCGGCAGTTGATGTGCACCGGCGGCGTGAACTCCGCGAACGACGGATCCCGCCGGTCGAAGATCTGATTGTGAAGCCGCCGGCAGAGCTCCGAGTTCCGATCGTCACGCGGCCCCGCGTAACGCGCAAACGGATACGTCTCAATCGGGAACGTAGTGTCCGCCGCGAATGCATCCATCTGCCCGATGAGAATCGAGCCCGTAATCCGCAACGGCTCATTGATCGTGTCAACAGCCGACGGGCCCCAGGTTCGCTCTGAGCGTTTGGCCTTATCAGGCATTCGCCGTCAGCTCCTGCGCTCGGCGCCGTAGAACGCCCATGAACGCCTCCCGCAAGCCATCTGCGGAATCCGCGCAATCTGCGGACAAGCCCTTGCCTGCCGGAAACCTCTCTGCCCCTTCACACCCGCACACGATCACGCCATCCGCCTGCTCTTCATACGGCTGCCGGCACTCGAGGCACTTCCGCATCGGGTCAAGGTCCGGGTCATTGGCAATTGGCAATTGACTATTGGCAATTGACAATTGCCGATACATCGCGAGCACGGTCCCGACCACTCTGCCCCGCGCCGCCCGCGACACTTGGTGCCCACCTTGCCCGGACTGTCGCCGCACAACTGCCGACACGCTACCCGGATTCACCTCTGCCCGACGCGCCACCTCACGAACCGAGATTCCGCCTTCCTCCATCATGTGCGCCAATCGCATGTCTGACCTCCGCGCCAATCTTCAACCAAACGGCGTTTGGTTCGCCTGTATGCTCCGCTCGCGACTTCCGGCACCATCCTACCGCCCTTTCCCCCACACGCCCACACACCCACACCCTCACGCCCCGCGAAACCCGCGCCCATTCCCCGGTATCGGCAACACAATCTCCGGCTCCTTCTCTTCCGCTTCCTCCGCCGCCTTCATCTGCCGAAGCACCGTCTGAGTGACCTCCGCCGTCGCCTGAGTCATCACCTCAATCAGCGCCAACGGATGCGGCACCCCCTGCGTCTGAACCTGCGTCCGCCCTTTGTTGTCCGTCGTCAGCACAATCTCCATCGCGCCATCTCCTCATTACCGAATTACCCCATTACCGAATTACCCCTCACACCCCTCTCACCAGATCCCAGAAGTCCTTATTAGCAGCATCCGGAACCGTCAACCCCGTCACCACGAGCCCCTTCGCCCCCACGCGCACCTTCACCGTGCCCGTACCCGAGCCCGAAGCCTCGGAGCCCGAACACAGGTATATCGACCGCGGCACTTGCAGTGTGAAGTACCCGGAGGCGTTGGTATCGGCCGCCAGCGGCTCCTTCTCCCAGCCGACGTTGCCATTCCGGTAGTCGTTCTCCAACTCGACCACCACCGCCCGCGACTCCGAAGCCAACACATTCCCCGAGCCATCCTGCAGGTAGCCGTAGAGGACACAGTACTCCGCCGAGCTCGGCGAAGGCGCCGAGAACGCCGTCCCGACGATGGTCGACGTCACACTTGCCCCACTGATTGTCACCTTGTAGTTCGTCTGATCCCACGTGTACGAAGCATTCGCCGCAATGTTCGGGTAGTAGTCCCCATTCCCGAGGCTCCACACGATCTGACCCAAAGCGTTCGTCCGCTGCGCCGGCGACACCACCTCGCCGGCCGCATCGGCCAACCACACCCACATGTTCTCCAACGGGTTTCCGCCGTCGTCTTCGACTGTGAGGGTGAGGGTGTGGGCGCCGGACGGTGAGCCCGTCCAGGCCGCGTCGCCGCGATCGCGGATCGCCTCATTGGAGTCATCCGCTATCGTGTAAGTTGTTCCCGCCGTCCGAGCCCGAATCTCTGCCTGAGTCGTCGCATCCGGCGTCTTCCCAGCAATAGCCGCGAGCCAATCCGCCACGCTCGTAATGCCACTGAACAGCGCTCCGGTAATCCTGGATGCAAGGTTACCCGTGTCCGTCTTCACCGCTGCTATATCTGCGCTTACGGACGCGCCCGCCGGGGCACCCAAGCGGGTGTACACGTCCAGAACATCGGCAGGTATCTCTGTTATGTCCAGTTCAGAGAGGCGTCCCTCAGTACAGACCGACGCAAGCGCCAGTCCGTCCACCGATAGGACCTGCGTGCCGTCCCAGGCTACCAACCCAACGCCATCCGCCTGGATCGCGTCGTCTGTTGCAGGAGATCCCCCTGCCTGCTCACGGATCTGCACGCCATAGAGCCA